GATAGCGATAACAAAGTGCTTTCGCATTGTGGTGATGGTTATGTACCTTTCCAAAATGCTGAAGTTATGGACTTCTTTAAAAAGTTTACCGATGCTGGTCAGATGACCATGGAAACAGCGGGTAGCTTGAAAGAAGGTAAAGATATATGGGGGTTGGCAAAGCTAACTGATAAGTTCAGCCTTGGTGGTGATGATGAAGTTAAGGGTTATTTGCTTTTGAATAACAGCCACCAAGTAGGCAAAGCGATGACTATTATGTTCACCCCTATCCGTGTTGTGTGTAACAATACTCTTACACAGGCTATGAATATGGAGGGCAACCGCTTCCGTGTATTGCATCTGCAAATGTTCGATGAAGAAATACAGAAGGCCGCTGAAGAGGCTTTGGGTATTAGTGGTCAGCAAATGACTAAGTTCAAAGAGCAATCTGAGTTCTTAGCAAAGAAACGCGCAAAAGAGTTTGATGTTGATAACTTTATTGCAGAGTTATTCCAACCTAACTTGTTAATCGAGCGAGCCAAGGCTTCTGTAAAAGATGACTTACCACCTCTGCGTGATGAGTTTAAACGCACGGCTGAACTTGTTGAAGAAGCATTGCATACGAGTCCAGGAGCAAACATGAACTCTGCTAAAGGTACATGGTGGGGTGCGCTCAATGCTGTGACTTATGTGGTAGATCACCAGAAGCGTTCGCAAGCTGAAGGTAATGCACTGCACTCTGCATGGTTTGGGTCTGGCGCGAATACAAAACGCAAAGCTCTGGCTAAAGCACTAGAGTACGCTGATGCGGCGTAAATTGACAAAGTAGTTCTTGTCTTGGCATGGTTCGTTTATTAGAATGAACCATGCCATTTTCCATAGAAAGGGAGATTATTATGTTTTATGCAGTATGTGAAGGGATTCCAGGAAGTTCTGGTCCAGCCTACGTTATCTACAAGTTTAACTCTTTGGAAAGTATTAAAGAGTGCGAAGCAGTTAACGAATACAGCATTGTGTATAATGGCGAATCACCCCGACAGTTAGTAGAGTTTTGTTCTGTAGAAGAGCTACACGAAATAGCTGTCGCAATAGGTGGGGATTTAACTTATATTTCCCACCAACAAGCGGCTGACTATGTGCATCAAGCAGTAGTTAAAAAAGCCAAAAACTGGAAACCCCAAGAGGAGCCTAATATGTCTGCTGTTCACGTAGATCAGTTTAATAATAAAGCGCAAAAGCATGAGGAAACCGAAAAGAAAAAACAGGTTCGCCCACGGTTTGATAATGAAGCGAAAATTAAACTGCTTATGGATACACCCCCTGTTCGAGAAGGCACAAATCGCTACCGCAATATGAAGGTGATTATGGAAAGCGCAACTGTTGGCGAAGCTATGACAAAACTTCGCGCACTTAGCCCTGCTCCTGGATGTGGTGTTGATATTAAAATAGCAGTTAAGGCTGGTGCTATCGAGTTAGGGGAGTAAGTAATGTTAACCGAAGCTATAGAAAGTTACTTCGGGTGGATAAATGAGAGACACTCGATCTACCTACGCAGGAGGTCGGGTGCTCCCGCCCCTTGGACAACTGACCGTATCCTACAAGAATTTAAATTTACAAACCCTTTCCGTGAAAACGATAGGGTTACTATTTGGATGCGTGAAAACTGGACAAAGCCAAACAATAACCGCCCTCATGGTGAGATACTGTTTAATTGTTGTTTGTTTCGTATGGTCGGTACAAGTGAATTTGCTGAACAGCATGGCTGGGCAGAAGAATTTAACCCTGCTCGTACAAAAGAATTAATACAAACCAGAATTGAGAATGGTTTACGGACATTTACTGGTGCGTATATAATCACTAACCAAGGACTCAAAGCACCAAAATCAGAGGTTGTGGTTGACCATTTTCTTACGCCTATCTGGGAAAACAAAGAAGCGTTGGCGCAGATTGCCGCCGAAACGCAGTCGCTCCAAAAAGTACATGAAGCGATGGGTTCCTATCGGGGATGGGGAGGGGGAGGTTTTATGTCATATGAGGTTGTTACCGACCTCAACCACACGCCTGTATTATCATCGGCAGAAGACCGTTATAGGTGGGCGAACGCTGGTCCTGGAGCAGTTAGGGGATTAAACAGAATCCTTGGCTTACCTCTTAAAAAAGGTATGGGTCAGCCTATGGCTAATGATTATATGACCAAGTTATTATCCAAAGCCCCTTTTTACATTCAACCTCATGTTCCCTTAAAAGAAGTTGATATGCGTACTATTGAGCATAGCTTATGTGAGTGGGATAAATATGAAAGAGTAAGGTTAGGCCAAGGTAGACCACGCAGTATTTACCGCCCTACCTTATTAACAGATACACCTAAAGGAGCTGTAGAATGAAGTTTCTAATGACTATGTTTCAAATACAAGATTACGGTGGGATAATTAACCATGCTGAATATCTTGCAAAAGGGCTGAAAGAATTAGGCCACGAAGTTGACTTCACTATGTTAGTGCCTAAAGATAAAGTAGCTAGCCGAAGTTCACCACCTAAAAACTTTGACCAATATCGTAAAGTAGGTACAGGATACCACCACCATCAAGCTAGGGGTTGGGTAGGTCTACCAAAAGTACCTTATCTTTCTAAATACCATAGGGATCTGTTTAAGCAGAAGTGTAGTAAATATGATGCTATCCTGTGGCACATCCCTGTACCTACTCTGAGCAAGGAAAATAACGGTATTACAGAGTGGCTAGATTTGTACGACCACGGTAGCAAAAACATAGCTATCGTACATGATGGTAATCTGCCAGAGTTGTACCCTCATCTTATAAAAGTTCACCATGAATTTCATGCGGCAGTATGCGTACATGAATCTGCTATGCGTTCAGGTGAGATGTTACCTATCCCACGCAAATTAATTGTAAACCCTTTTGATATAAGCAATGCAGATGGTTGGACAGATTTTAACCAACGTGAAGGTTTTGCCGCGATACAGGTTTTTAAAGCATGGAAACGTGTAGATACGTTAATCCGTGCGATTGCATATATGCAGAACAACGAACAAAAGCTCATAGGTGGTGAAGGTATAGAATACCGCTATATGACAAGCCAAGATAAATGTAAGCCAAAGTATTTTGATGATGTAGGCGAGCGTATCTGGGAAAGAGCCAAGCGTTATGGTATGGAACATTTAGGTACTGTTCCTAATGATATAGCTTTAGAATATCTTAAAAAAGTAAAACTACAAATAGACCCAAGCTATAGCAAAAAGTATTCCTCTTACGGAGCTCATTTCAATAGGACTACAGTAGAAGCTATTTTATGTGGTGCTGTGCCGATGGCTACTGATTGGGGGATGAAAGATAGTGAAATATTTATCGCAGGGAAAAACTATATAGAAATCCCAGCAGAATGTAAGCCGTTTATTTTCGCAGATATTGTAGATAATGCTGTGCATGATAAAGAACAGTGGCTCAGTATAAAAGAAAACAACTTGAAACTTATACAACGGTTTGATATGCGTAACGTAGCCCAAGAGTATGTAGATCTTGTAAAAAGCACGATAGAATTACCTTTAGGGGTTCCAGATGCGTTAGCTATAAAGCGGTGTAATAAAAACCTAGACTTCTTTGGTTTAGCTTCTGTAGAAGCCGCTCGAGGCGTTTAATTATGGCGGGGCATAAAACCCCAGCCACCAACCTTTAAGCACGTCGAGGAGGCGTATATGCAATCTATTTATGCTCGCGGGGTAAGTGAAGCCCTGTTTCTAGGCAGACAAGCACTACTTTCATCTGGTGTAGAAGTTCAAACACGAAATGGCCTAGCACTTGAGTTTCCTACCCCTGTAATCACAACTTACACCCATAGTCGTGAAAGGGTTTTATTTTACCCTGAACGCGATGCTAATCCGTATTTCCATTTAATGGAAAGTTTGTGGATGCTAGCAGGGAGGAATGATGTTGATTGGATAAGCCAGTTTAATGGCAGGATGAATACTTACAGCGATGATGGTGTAACTTTCCACGGTGCTTATGGATATAGGTGGCGAAACTGGTTTGGTAAGGATCAGCTACAAGAAGTAATGTTTCGGCTTGGTACTTACCATAACGATCGCAGGGCTGTACTTGGTATTTGGGATCCCCACCAAGATTTAGTGCAAACTAATGATGGTAAAGATTACCCCTGTAATACCCAGATATATTTTTGGGAGCGTAATGAAGATCTAAATATGACTGTGACTAACCGCAGTAATGATATGATTTGGGGAGCATACGGCGCGAATGCTGTACATATGTCCGTTCTGCTAGAGTATATGGCAGGGATGCTAGGCTACGGTGTAGGGACATATTATCAATTCAGCAATAATCTTCATGCTTACACCAGTGTTTTAGATAAACTGGAAGGTATGCAAGCTGAGTATGAACCATACCTTACAATAGCTGATGATGGGTTAAGTTATACTCCTCCCGCGCTTATAGATGATGCAGATACTTTTGATGAAGAGTTGTTAGAGTGGTTTAAAGATGAGGATCGTACAGAATACAATAACTCTTATCTTTCTACTACTTGCGGTGAAATGAGAAAATCATGGCGTTATTGGAAAGCAAAGAATTTTCCTAGCGCATACCATCATGCCAATAAAATAGAAGACCGTGCTTGGCGCAAGGCTTGTATAGAATGGTTAGATAGGAGATTAAAGTGAAAAGGCATGAGGAATATATGAAAGATAAAATGAAAGAAAAACCCAGTAAAGTTCTCCAGCAGTTAGAAGAGTTATATGAAATGGAAGACCAACCCAGTAAAATTATCCGACAGGTAGATACGCTTGCTAGTTTAGATACACTTAAATTAAATGAGGCAGAGAAATCATATGGCGATAGTTGGAAACAACGCGGCGGTGTGGGTGCTTTTATGATGTTAGCTCGCAAATGGGATAGGCTTGAAAAGCAAGTAACAGAGTACCATTACGATATTTTCCACGCCATTGAACAGGATGCGCGGGAAGAAGGTATTATTGATGATATCCGTGATTTGCGTAGGTATCTTTTTCTTGTTGAAGCTGAGACAGCATTAAGGAAAACAGATGGATCAGGAAAGCCCAAGTAACCTTGACAAAAAGGTTCAGGCTGAATGTGAGTGTGGTAGGGAAAAACGAATCGTCACTTTTCGTAACCTTAAAAACAGATGGCCTGTTTGTAATAAATGTAAGCAACCGATGAAGGTAAAAGGTAATGCAATACCCCCTATTTCAACCACCGACTGAGTGGGTTATGCCTGATGGCTATCCTGACCTTACTGGTTATAAAGAGGTTGCTATTGACCTTGAAACACGCGACCCTAATTTAACTACGATGGGTAGTGGCTGGGCTAGAAAAGATGGTCACATAATTGGTGTGGCTGTAGCTGTGGAAGGAGACCAATGGTACTTTCCCATCAGACACGAGATTGGTCCTAACTTTGATGCAAAACGAACATTAGGGTGGTTACAAGATGTATGCAAAATTGATAGGGATTATGTTTTCCATAATGCTCCTTACGATGTTGGCTGGATGCTCGCAGAGGGTGTGCGGGTTTACGGCAGAATCGTTGACACAATGGTCGTGGCACCTCTGCTCGATGAAAACAGATTTAGTTACGCATTAAATGCTATTGGTAGGGATTACTTACAAGAGCGTAAAAGTGAAGTTGAGCTAAGAGAAGCGGCGGCGGCGTTTGGAGTAAATGCTAAAAGTGAAATGTATAAACTCCCTGCACATCATGTAGGTAAATATGCCGAACAAGATGCCGCGCTTACTCTAAGGTTGTGGGGTCATTTTAAAACCCTAATTATTAAAGAAGATATTAAAGATATATTTGAACTCGAATTAAATGTTCTTAAAACAATTATACCTATGAGAGAACGTGGTGTTTGTGTAGATGTAGATCGGTGTGAAACTATAAAGAAAGACCTACTCTCACGCGAAAAACGGTTACTAGATAATATAAAAAGGCAGACAGGCGTTGAAGTAGAAATATGGGCGGCTGATAGTGTTGCTAAAGCCTTTGATGCTTTAGATCTACCCTATAATAAAACTGAAAAAACAGGTGCGCCGAGTTTTACTAAAGGGTTCTTATCCCACCACCCGCACGAAGTAGCACAAATGATAGTGCAAGCTAGAGAATACCAAAAGGCGCGATCTACTTTTGTAGATACAATATTAAAGCATCAGGTAAATGGGCGTATCCATGCCGAACTACATCCGCTAAGGAGTGATGATGGTGGGACAGTAACAGGCCGATTTAGTTATAGTAACCCTAATCTCCAGCAAATTCCTGCACGGCATGGCGAAATAGGTCCAATGATCCGTAGCTTGTTTATACCAGAACAAGACTGTTTATGGGGCGCGTTCGACTACTCTAGCCAAGAACCGCGCATTGTTGTGCATTATGCTAAACTCATGGGCTTCAGAGGGGCTTCAGACTTTGCTGAACAATACAATGCAGACCCCCGCACTGATTTCCACCAAATGGCGGCTGATATTGTGGGTGTGCCACGCAAACAGGCTAAAGATATCAACCTTGGTTTGTTTTATGGGATGGGAAGTAAAAAATTAGCGGCAAGCCTTGGCCTTGAATTTGAAGATGCACAAGATTTATTTGCTACTTACCACGATAAAGTACCTTTTGTCCGCGAGCTAAGTGAATACAGCACAAATAGAGCGAGTAATCGTGGGGTTATCCGCACTTTGCTAGGGCGTAGGTGTAGATTCGATAAATGGGAGCCAAATAAGTACGGTAGTTGGAAACCAATGACCTACCAAGAAGCCTACGCTGAGCATGGTCCTGGAATTAAACGAGCGTTTACATACAAAGCTCTTAATAAACTCATACAGGGTAGCGCGGCCGATCAAACTAAAGCCGCGATGGTTGCTTTAGCAGATGAAGGAATATTACCCATGATTCAAGTTCATGATGAGCTAGATATTTCTGTTGAAAATGAAGCGCAATCTAAACGTATAGCAGAAATTATGGAACATTGTGTAAATTTAGAAGTTCCTTCAATTGTAGATGCAGAGTTTGGTCCTAATTGGGGGGAAGCAAAACAAACATTTAGTGAAAAGCCTTGGCTTAGAGGAGTAGAAGATGGCGGCACAGAAATGCGGCATAATACCGAACATTAAAACCCTGACAACAGCTTGGGATGCACAATTTTTATTAAGATATCATACGGTTGCAATGCAATCGGAAAGGCAGACCGTGGGAGCACATTCATACGCAGTAAGCATTTTAATTGATCAATTATGGCCTGACAGTACAAAACAATTAATTATGGCGGCACTTTATCATGATGTGCCAGAAATAGTTTTAGGTGATATTCCTGCCACCGCTAAATGGTCTTACCCTGAAATACAGCAAGCCTTTGAAAAAGCTGAGAAAAAGGTATTTGATGATCTTGGGTTGATATTTGTGCTCAGCCCAGAAGAAAAAATACGATTAAAAATGGCTGATATGTTAGAGCTCGTTTTATACACGCACCGTCATTCTCAAGGTAGTGACCAAATGAAATTGATTATGCACTCTGGTATAAGTTACCTCCACCAAAAATTCTCTTCTGAACAAGATTTTGAGCCAGTAAAGGCAGTGTTAGCTCATTACAATTTAGGGGTAAGTTGATGAATTGTATTAAATGTGGTGCAAAAAGCAAAGTTTATGAAAGCAGGACGCATGCCTCGGCATTTGGAGAAACTATGATGCGTAGAAGGGAATGCACTAAATGCAAAACCCGATACAAAACAATAGAAATCATTATGCCTGAACAATCAAAACCAGTAACCGTGCCTAAACCTGAAGAAAAACGCAGAAAAAAAGTAAGGAAACGTAAACCAATGCCACTTCATCAAATTGAACCAGATTTTGATAATATGACAGATGAAGAAATCGAAGCATGGATTACCAGTGGCAAAGACTACTACGTCTAATTTGCTCTTAGTTTGTACCTATTTTATCTTAGGGCATAAGTTTTGCAGTGTTTAAGGCGTTATATGTATGTAACACCTTAACCTAATGGAGTGTATGATGGAAGAAGCAGTATGTTGTGAAGTAAGTGTATCTTTATTTAACCCAGTAGAGTTTAAAGATACTTTTATTGTAGAAACTTCAGATAGATATGAAGCTATGAAGTATGTTTTAGGGAGTTATTCCCAAGAAACACTTTCTTATTTAACTGATGTAAAAACCAAACTCATAATTGAGTAAGTAAGAACAGTCTTCTACAATTAGCTATTGTATATTAGGGTATTCTGCAGAAAGGGAGTGCTTATGAATATTTTTATAGTTGATTGGGATCACACTATTTGTGCTCAATGGCATTGCAACAAACACGTTGTTAAGATGCCACTTGAGACTACCCAAATGCTCAGCACTGTCCACCACAGGTACAGTAATGATGGACCATTTTTACCTGTTCATCAAAAACACCCCTGTACTTTGTGGGCAGGGCAAACGATTGAGAATTACCGCTGGCTCTGGCGGTTAGGTATCGCACTATGCAAAGAGTATACCTACCGTTATGAAAAAACCCATGCTTGTGAAAGAATTCTTGCAATGCTTCGTTGTCCTCCTGTAGAATTACAAGCGAGGGGGTTTACAAAACCCGCTCAAGCAATGCCCGATGAATATAAACATTCTGATACTCTTATGGCGTACCAGAATTATTACATAGGAGAGAAAGCGAGGTTAGGTGTATGGCACAAAAGGCCAGTTCCCCCATTCATGGAGGAGATAATGTTATCCCGTTCGTCCGACGAGAAAACCAATCAGACCCCATCATAGACGAGAAAAATTTTATCGTCACAGAACACGAAGTAGAGATTTTGCTTTGCTCGCTCTGTGGATCGGGGTCATTTCATCTAATCTCAGGAATGGAAGGACAGATAGGATGCGGAGAATGCGGATACCTCGTGGGAGCTAAATGGACTTCTAATATAGAAGAATAAATTAGAGAAAATACTTTTTGTCATCAATAAAGTCTACACTTATATATTAATTACAGCCAAACAACACTCGTAGAAAGGAGTTAGATATGCAAGCTGTTGATTTATCTGGTTTTACTGGTACGCAATGTCTGTATCAGCATAAACTTCCGATGACCCCTGAGTTACTACTTACTGATGGGGTTAAGTATTTCGCTGAAAAGTGCGGAGCTTATTGGTTTATGGATATCGTAGCCACTGAGTTTACACCAAAACTCAGTGATGAAGATTACGTTATCTTTATCCAAGTAACTGTTAGTGATGATAACAGTGCTGTTATTATAGGTTCTGATGGTGATAAAGGTGATGGTCCTATAATACTGCATACTCGCACTATTGAGTATACTGACCTACCACCTAACTCTGAATTCAAATTTATCCTGACGCGTAGCCCCAATACTTTGATGCTACCGAGTGAGTGGTAAAATGGTTATCGGTGGTTACTCCATGGAAGATGAGCAGTTTAACGGTGAACGTTGTGTCACCGTTAAACAGCATGAGTCTGGGTGGTCTTTCTTTTTGCAAGGTGAGACCGCACAGGATTTTTGTCGTGAATGGGAAATTTTTAAGTTGACCACTTGTGGTCTTAGTTTTGAAGATTTCTTATATGAAAACGACTATAACCTTTGGCTCCAGTAGGAGGTACGATATGTACTCAGCACAAGTTTATTATAACTCGCGTGAGGGGCATTCCCTCACGCCTATGTATCCTAAAATAGGATTGTTAGAAACTTATCTACATTATACTGGTTTAGTTGATAATGTTGATGACATTAAAGAAATCGTAATCTTAAAAGGTGGGCGTCGCAAAATGCCCACTATCCACGGTTATTATGACTGGGTTAAAGGTAAACTCAAATTAGATAAGAGTAAGCCAGTCATGATCCATAACATTTTATATGGACTGGGGGAATAATGGGTAAAGTAAAAGAGCTTTGGATGAACGAGCTTGAAAAGTTGCAAGATGATTACTGCGAGGCTAACATTACTGAAGAAAAGTTTAGACGCAGTATGGCTAGCCTTGGAGTAGATTGTATAGATATTGATTGCTATATAATTGAAACGCAACCATTGAGGGCGGTTAATGAAGCATTTAAACCGTTTTTTGACATAGATGGCAGACTTAAAGTGCAATAAATGTGAGCGCAAAGCAGAGGTAGAAACAAAATCTTCTCTGCTTTGTACCTCTTGTTGGTATAAAGATTATGTAACACTCTCTAGAAAGGAGACGCAGAATTATGGAATTAGACCTCTTAACCGTGATTATGACAGTAATCAGCGTTCTAGCTCTTTTGTGAGGAATTAATGGCTATTGATTATACACAACTGTTTCCTGTTGGCGATGATGTAACTCACCGCCTTTGCCCTGAATGTGCGGGTGATGGTCGCGTTGAATATGAACGCGCTGTGATAGATTATCAAAATGGTGGTTATCTACAAGGGTATATGGATGATTGCGAAACTTGTGAAGGTTGTGGCGAAATAGAAATAGATTACGAAAAACACTGTATTGTAGATGAGATGGGTAATCTATACTGGAAGCCAGATGAAAGATTTTGATGATAACAAAAGACTTATCATTATAAGTCAGTTATGGCATATTATACTTAATGGCAAGGGGAGGTCTCTTGTCATATAATAACTGACCACTCAAGAAAGGAGTAGGTTATGAACGAGAAAGTAGTTCCCGATGATAATATGGTTGATGGTGTTTGTGCTAGTTCTGGGTTGCCTAGTGATAGCGAGGTAGATAATGCAGTATGTACTGATATCGCCGCCCGTGATGAGTTTGACCCTACTAAGCATGTTCAACATGAACAGATAAAAGCACAAGCTCAGCGTATGAGTGATGTGCGTTCTAGGTTTGAAAACCTTGGTGCTGATATGCAACATATCATGACTCTGCTTTATGGTTTGCAAGACCGTGTTTCACGGTTTGAAAAGCTGTTTGATGAAGTAGGGGCTCCTGTAAAAGGTATGTCTGTGCGTGAGCTAGAACAGTTTGAGCCTATGTATTCAGGGCAAGAAAACATGCGAGCCGCTGGTAAAACAGTTGATGATCTATACTGCCGTATTATCGACCTTGAAAATGAAGTTGAAAGTGTTCGTGAAGAAAGTATTAGCAGTAATGATTACGACCCTGATGAGTGGGTACGGCAAAGTGACCTTGCTGATGAGGTAACTAATGCTATCCAAGAGCGTGTTACTTTTAATGCTGAAATTACAGCTGAGGCAAATTAGTCGTGGCTACTTACAGTGATGTGAGGGGGGCAGTTTCACATCTACTTAATATTGCCGCAAGAGAATGGGAACTTGAACAAATTCTCGGTAATGTCCCCCCTAAACCTTTTGGAGATGACCGTGCTTACGGTCTTCTCGCATACTCTCTTGCTACTGTCTGTTTCCGCAGTCCAGAAGCAAGGGCAATACTGGAAAGCATGATTGCTAATAAAGCTAGAGAAATAGCTTTGATGGAAGAAAGGACCAAAAAACATGGCAGATCCAGAGCAGTATAAATCGGTATCAATTGACCTTGATACCTACAATCTACTTAAAGCTGTGGCAGAAGCTGAGTGTCGTAGTATTGGGTTGCAGATACGGTGGATGATTAAAAATGGTATGGTAAATCCAACCAGCCCTAATGTATCACCATCTGCACTTATCCCCGCACACCAGCCGATTCCTTCAATAAAAGCTGTACAGCGACGTAAAGGGAATAAGAAATTATTTACCTCGGGTGCGACATGTGAGATTTTGTTGAAGTTGTTCAGTACAAATGCAACGCTGACTGCGAGTGATTTTGTAGATACAGATATAGAAGACCCAAGTCATGCTTTATATAATCTGTATAAACGTGGTGATGTGCAACGTCTTGGTGAAGGTAAACCTTACCGATATCATATTACTGTCCAAGGGGTTGCTAAAGCCCGTGAAGTCTTACGCAGAAGGGAACGAGAAGATGCCGCGTAAAAATAAAAAATACTCCCAAAAATTGATTAACTCGGTTCATACAGATAAACTTGCGGGGGATACCCTCCGCGAGTTGCAGAGAAATCATAATCTAACAATGAACCAGTTAACGTACGTTCTCTATACTCGATCCCCAGCCGAGAAAAAGGTTAAAGAAATCATTCCAGATGTAACACAAAGGATTGGTTCCGCACCTCCGTCAAAAATAGGGCTTTGGGATAAAGTAAAACTCATGTTAGGGTTTTAGGCGTCAATTAATGACATATTCCTCCCTTAGACTAAACCCCCAATCAATACTGGTTGGGGGTCTTTTTACCACTAAACACTATTCATGACCTAAAAAAGAGGCCGCTCAGACGCCGCTCGATGCTCTCAAAGCACATGGGTAGGGGGTAAGTAGGGGGTAAATTTTGACCAATAAACAGGGTTTCTGACCCACTTTGCTATATAGGACCAAAAGATGGATAGAGTAAAATTTGTTTTTTATGATTGGATAATATACAATATATGACTATCGCCCTATATACAAAGAGTTAGGGGGTAAATTACGAAGATTGATCCGATATCTTGTTCAATAGACAGTAACTTTCTCTGTCCGCGCGGTTTTGATTTGATGAAAATTTTAATTTTATGTTTTTCGTTTTTGGTCCTATTATACAAAGTGTCCCATGTTAGAAGAGGAGAACATGCAAAATGGCTCTAGCCAAAGCTACTCACAAGCCCACGATTGATGTCGTCGCAAACCCTAGAAAAGAAAAACAGATCACGCCCAAACAAGAAGAATTTGCACGATTGTATGTCTGTGAAGATATCTCACAAACAGAGGCCGCTGTCCGCGCTGGGTTTAGTGTGAAATCAGCCCACGCCATTGCATCACAATTACTCAACGGTGTGCGGTATCCCCATGTGGTTGCAAGAATCCGTGAGCTAAAGCAGGAACTATCTAAAAAGTATGAAGTCAGTTTTGAAGGCCATGTGAAAAAACTTGCTGAAATCCGTGATGCCGCCATGACGGGAGGAAACTTCGCCGCCGCTGTCGCCGCTGAAAAATCACGAGGCCAAGCCGCAGGGATCTACATTGATCGTAAAGAAATCTTACATGGCAAAATTGACCAGATGAGTCGTGATGAGGTAATGCGTGAAATTAAACGAATCCAAGAAGAGTTCCCAGCTCTGGCAGTAGTAGCTGAAGGCAATATGGTTCTGGAGCATGAAGATAATAAGGGAGACTAAAAGACTTATCGTTTAATGTCCACACTGTTACTTTAATATTGTAAACAGCTCGCAGAAAGGAGCCTCGTATGAAAAGACCAAAGCCCGATATGTTTGAGTTCAACGGTGGTAGATCGCTCACCATCTTGAACTACTCTCCTGTCAATGAAGCCTACTTGGTGTACCGACAAGATGGTACGAATCAAGGCAACGTAAAAGTGCATAACTCTTACGATGATGCCAAGGCTGATTATGATAGCCGTGTAGACTTTATTAAAATTATGGAGGCGCAGAATGTCGCAGTTATATGAGTGGACAAAAAAGCTAGGTCAGCAACACTGGTCTATTCCTGGATCTTACACTGGTACTCTTTGTGGGATGCCGATGCTCGGTAACAATTATGCAAAGCATATAGATGAGGAAGATAAAACACCTTGTCCCCAATGTCAGCAACAAGTTCAAATGTTTAGGCTGGATGAATCATGAGTGAAATGTCTTACATTGTGCAAGACACCCAGACAGGCAAAAAGTTTGTCTGGGATTTGCC